GCCCAGTTATTGCAACAGATCCAGCATCTTTTGTATATGAAATTTGTGATAATAATGTGGATAATATCGAGAATCCAACAAGACCAAACAGAGACCAGCTAATGTTTAACCTTTCTTACGCCCAGTGGCATATTAGTGAAATTGAAAACGGTTATCCATGGAGACACTTAAAGCAAGTCTTGACAAATGCTACTTCCTAACTTAATAAAAGATCATGGCTTGATCCTTCCTGATGTCTGCGACTTCCCAGATGCAGGGGGCTCTTTGTTTCCCGAACAAATAGACTTCGAACCTTTTCAAGAAAAGTTTAACCAAAGTGTATCGACATTAAACCTTGCTTCGTTTGAAAAAACATACAAGCAGTTGTATAGCAGTATCTTCAAACAAATTAAATTAGATGGTAAAGAAAAGCCAATCTTTAATGAGATGTCAAAAAGGATTAAACTAGCGGCAGACTCTTATTTTACTTCTTGCAGAGAACAGGTTGAAAGAAACGATATTCCGTCGAACGAAGTTTACGAACATCTTGAAGAATATGGTTGTTATGGTTACAAAGTCGAAAACAATCTTATCGAACAAGTTAACCAACTTCTTCGAAAGGATATTGAAGCACTTCAACGTATCCCTGACAATAGACCTGGTGTACATAGCTATGATCGTAGTAAAAGATATAAGAAGCCAGAACATCCCCAGCTATACAAACTCGTAACAGCAATCCTTAAACAAAATGGAGCGTTGGCTGCTCTCCGTAAGTACAATAGAAATAAAAAAAATATTGAAGTAACAGGAATTGCTGTACACGTCTCGAGACCTTCTGATACACACCACTTTACTACTTTGGAAGATATGTCAACTTCATCTAAGTTAATTTCATGTCACATGGATCCCAAATACAACTTAATGAAGTCAATCATTTATCTCGATGACGTATCCCTTCATAATGGTCCTTTTACAACGATTCCTGGAAGCAATCTTTGGTATCAGGATCGATTTGAAAGAATAGTTGCAAATGGTAACTCGACAAGCAACTACTTAAACTCACCATCTCATCGACGGGTTCTTCGATTGTTTCCTAAGATTATGAGAAAGAATGTGATCTTTGGAAGATACATATTGGACGGAACACCTATGTCGGATATGTTACTAAGTAAACTTCATCCGTTTACTTCTGATCAAGCAGACTGTATAATATTCGATCCAGCACACACAATACATAGAGGTGGCCTGTGTGAAAGTGGTGAAAGAATAAACTTACAAATATTAATGAGATAAAATGTTATCAAAAGAAGTTCTAAAGCGTAGAGGTTGGAAAGACAAGCTCTACTCAAAACTAATCGAGAATTCAATCCTACATGTTCTCGAAAAATATGTTGGTTCTGGTCTTGTTATAGATGTTGGTGGTAACACTGGTTATCAAACATATTTTCATAGTCAGTATAATAACGTTGTTACATATGAACCAGTACCAGAGTTATTTGAAGTACTCAAAGAGAATCTTAAAAACCTAGATAATGTCACTTTTATTAATAAGGCAGTGGGTGCAGATTGCGGAACAGTGAAGCTATATGTTGATGTCAATAGACTATCAATGACTAGCCAGGCACCTCTAGTAGAAAACGAAGAAATCAAAGTTCCTATTGTATCTCTTGATAGTGAAGACCATCAAGACGTTTGCTTCATTAAAGTTGATGTCGAAGGATTCGAACTAGAAGTTCTCAAAGGTGCTGTGAATACAATTGAAAAGTATAAACCAACATGCATGGTAGAGATCTACGAACCATGGTGTGAAAAGTTAGATACTTCGATAGAAGAGCATTTCAAGTTCTTCGTAGACCGAGATTACATTCCGTTCTATTTTAACTGTGAGACAAAGTCTCTAGTAAAGTGTAAAAGTGCCCAAGATGGAGTAGATGCTGTAAGAAACCTTCACCATCTTCATGACGCTGACTTTCTATTCATTCATAAGGATAAGCTGTGAGTCATTATTCGGTAAAAAGAAACTTTATCTTTATCCATGTTCCTAAGACTGGTGGTGTAGCAGTTCTCAAGTATCTTAATCCAGTCAAAGACCTCGTTAAGGTTCAGGATTTGAGAGACGCTGCAGGCGTACCAAGATCTGGTTGGGATGACAACCATTACTCTTACAAAACTACAATGGAGTCTATTCCGGATATTGAATGGAATCCGATCGTGTTTGGTGTTGTTCGCAATCCCTTTGATCGTATGGTTTCTATGTTTACTCATCGTCAGCGAAAAAAGAAATACAACACACCCGAAGACCAAAAGGTAGTTGATAAAGGGTTCGAATACTGGTTGCTCAATACCAAACATCGTGCTGACAAAATGATTACTACTGTTCCTCAGATGTCATGGTTTGATGAGTGTGACAATCCTCAGATAATTAAGAATGAGGAATTGAATACTAACTGGCTCAAGGATGTCACTAGCACAACAGACTTTAAACATGGGCTCGAGCGAGTTCATAAAAGTCAAGTTGATCACTCCAAGTATTCGAAGTATCATACAAAAAACACAATTGAACATATAGAGCACTACTTTGCTCGCGATATCGAATGGGGCAACTATGGGCTGGGGTGATGATCTAATGTGGCTTGGTGAAGCCGAGCAGATCCACAAAGAGAATCCCGATGCTGTAATCCACGATGGTAGGGAATACTCTGCTATGTGGGAAGGTGTAGATTGGGCTGTATCTCCAAAGTATAAAGGCGATAAGAAAGTTATTTTATATCCCCGTAAACCAAATAATGGTAACCGATGGTACATTAAAGGTTGGGGTCCAGGAAAGATAATTTATCAAAAATACAAACCTAAACCAGCACCGTACAAGATTGACCCTCTCGAGTCATTAGAGGCATCAATTACATTAAGTAAGAGAACTAAACGACCAGTAGTTGTCATTAACCCAGACACAAAGAATACAACTTTATCGGACAATAAAAACTGGGGACTAGACAACTGGCAAAAACTGACAGATCTACTTAACCGTAAGTATGACGTTGTCCGCCTTAAACCTCCTGGCCAAGTAAGGGATGTATCGGGCTTAGTCAAATACAATCAACCAGAAATCGAAGGAACAATTGAGTTTCAGAGAGAGAATATTAGAGAGGCTTGGGCAATCGCTGCTCAAGCGGATGCAATTGTTACACCAGAAGGCGGCTTACATCATTTTGCAGCTGCTGTAGATATGAAGGCTTTTGTTATCTACGGGGGAGTAATTACTCCCGAGATTACAGGATACGATGGGCAGACTAATTACGTTTATGATCATCCAATGACTCCTTGTGGGAGCCAGAGCTCCTGTAAGCATTGTAGAGATGCAATGAATAGTATTACTCCCGAACAAATTTACGAAGATGTTGACTGGTTTATTGTAGGAAAATATTTTTAATGATTAAAAATTACAGGTTTGAGACAGATTTTTTTATATCTCAAATGCCTAATCATGATGCAATTAAAGATCAATTAATTTTAGAAATTTTGAATAGTGATGCTGACTGTTTAGATGAACCTCCAATTCAGTATATTTCAAGATGTGATTATAAGTATGTGGATAATCCCAGAGCCTGGACTAAAATATTCTTTGATCACATAAGAGATTTTATGGACGAGTTCATATCTTTTCACCACTCTGAAAACTGGCGTATATCTGCTGCATGGTTTCAACAATACTCAAGGGGTGACTATCACAATTGGCATACGCACGATCGTTCTAATTGGACAAACGTATACTTTTTAAAACTCCCTGATCAGACATGCAAAACTAAACTATTTGATACAACTACTAAACAATATATTCAGTTACCTGAAATTTCTGAGGGTGATATTTTAACATTCCCTGGGCACATATTACACAAATCTGCACCTAATGTATTTAATGAAGATAAGATTATAATTTCTTTCAATTCTGATTTTTATGGGTTTGAGCCAAGTAGAATTGATCGATTAACGGGAAATCAAGCTAATGATTAAATTAGAAGATTTTGAACGAGTGATAAAAGGAATAGTGAGACATTATGAAAGCAGGTAAAATATGGGGACAGACAGAACTCATTCATGCAAACGGTGTACTAGAGTTTCATCGTATTGAGTTTAAGAAAGGCTTCAAGTGCAGTGAACATAAGCATGAGTTTAAGTGGAATGGGTTCTTTGTAGAGTCTGGTAAGATGATTGTCCGTGTATGGCAAGATGATCAAGGCCTAGTTGATGAGACTGTTTTGGGACCTGGTGACTTTACTCAAGTAAAGCCTGGTAAGTTCCATCAGTTCGAAGGTGTTGAAGATGGGATCGGTTTTGAGTTATACTGGGCCGAGTTTAACCATGATGATATTAAACGTAGGACATCTGGTAGCAAAAGTGACTGAATCAACCAAAAGATCTTTAACTAAAACCGTATCATGGCGAATTCTTGCCACACTAACTACGTTTATTATTGGTTGGGGAATTACAGGAAATATTTTTATAGGACTTGGCATTGCTTCTGTGGAGTTTTGGGCCAAGCTCGTTCTTTATTATTTTCACGAAAGACTTTGGAATAAAATCAACTGGGGTATAACTAATGGCAACAAAAATTCTCGTAATGGGTCTTCCAGGAAGCGGAAAGAGCTACTTCTCGGAAAAGTTACAAAAAAAACTAAGTGATTGCGAGTGGATTAACGCTGACAAAGTAAGAGAAGATCACAACGACTGGGACTTCAGTGATGAGGGTCGTCTTCGTCAAGCCGAGCGAATGAGTAGGTTAGCTCAAGGATCTCCTTATCAGTATGCAATTGCTGACTTTGTATGTCCTACAGAAGAATATAGACAAGCGTTCAAAGCAGATTGGGTAATCTGGATGGATACTATTGATGAAGGTCGTTTCGATGACACAAATAAAGTATTCAAAGGTCCTAAAGAATATGACTTCCGTCTATCTTATGAAATGACAGAAGAGAATGCTGATCACTACGTTGACGTGATTGCTAAACGTATTAGGGCAAAGGATCGTGGACCTCAATTTGATCCCCGAAAAGAAACTGTACAAATGCTTGGTCGTTGGCAACCATGGCACAAAGGTCATCAAACGTTGTTTGAAAGAGCGTTATCTAAGACTGGCCAGGTGTGTATTATGATCCGTGATTGCCAGGGTTGGAACGATAGTAATCCATTTGATCCGAACTTTGTAGAAGCTAGAATCCGTAGAGCGCTTGACATGGACTATAAAGGGATGTATACTGTACAGGTCGTTCCAAACATTGTAAACATTACATATGGACGCGACGTTGGTTATAAGATTGAACAAGAGTTCTTGGGTGAAGAAATTGAGTCGATTTCTGCTACTAAAATTAGAAAGGAAATGGGAATCGAATAACAGAATCTCGTTGTAGCTCAGTTGGATAGAGCAACGGCCTTCTAAGCCGTCGGTCGCAGGTTCGAATCCTGCCAACGAGGCCAATCAAGGGGTAGATATGGCAAAACAGTTTAATGTAACAACAGCAATCGAAGCAACAAAGAAAGCTACTAGTATTGGACGGGGTCTAGTAAAGACGTCGTCTATGAATAAAGGCAAGAAGCGTAGCTACAAGAAGTATAGAGGTCAAGGATAATGTTTATGATCATCTCTAAGCCAGACTGCTGGTATTGTAAAGGGGCAGCTGCTACTTTGGAACGCACGGGAAAAGAATTTATTGAGTACAAGATCGGCGTAAACATTACTCGAGAAGAAGCGTTGGAAATGGTACCAGGTGCACGTAGTGTTCCTCAGATATTTGATGGCAAGCATCATATTGGGGGCTACAATGAATTAATTAAATATCTCGGAGAGAGTGATGTCAACTAAGTTAAAAATTATTGATGACACATCACAAGATGATGAGTTTTCATTTGGTGGAGTAGAAACAGACGAACTATCCAAGAATGCAATGGGTGGTACTGAAATGATGAAGTATGGATTGTATGAAAGACTCGATCCAACACTTCGAGATGATGTACAAATTATTTGTTCCCGTGTAAGAAAGGTAGACGAAGATCGTCCTACAATTCTGTGGTTGCATGATATGTTCAATGATCCGGAATCAAATCACCTGCAGGATGAAGAGTCTCGGAAGAGATTTGAAAAGCTCGTCTTTGTATCGAACTTCCAGAAGTCACAATACGACTTAGCATATGGTCTAAGGCCAAGTGAAGGGATGATTCTTCAAAACTGTATTGATCCTATTGAGTATAAGGCTAAGTCAAAAGACGAAGTACGTTTAATTTATCATACTACTCCTCACCGTGGACTCGACATCCTTGTTCCTGTATTTGAGGAACTAGTCAAGCATCGTCCTAATGTTGTATTGGATGTTTACTCAAGTTTCGATATCTATGGGTGGGGTGAACGAGATGCAGACTACGAACATCTATTCGAACGCTGCCGCCAACATCCAAATATTAACTATCATGGCTATCAACCTAATGACGTTGTACGAAAAGCCTTACAAGATGCTCACATCTTTGCTTTTCCATCAATCTGGCCTGAAACGTCTTGTATTGCAGCGCTTGAGGCAATGTCAGCGGGCTGTTGCGTTGTTCATCCAAACTTTGCTGCATTGCCAGAGACTGTTGCTAACTTCGGTGTCAGCTACAGTATGCATGAAGATGCTAATATCCATGCGAATACATTCATCAGTGTACTGATTGCAGCTATTGATCAAATCCATACATCTGAAATGGAAAATAGAATGAACTTCCAGAAGTCATATGTAGATTCATTCTACAACTGGGACGTTCGTATTAAACAATGGGAAGGACTAATCCGTGGCATCTTACAAACCAAAGAAGAAGCGTAAGTTAACACAAGAACAGAAAGCTGCAGCTGCCGAGCGGTTGGCCAAGGCACGTGCCAACCGTGCTCCTTCTGAGTTAAAGTCTGTACATCCAGTAGTTCGTGATCTACCAGAAGATCATGATTTGAGTTACAAAAATGTAAAGGCATGGATTAAGACAACTCAAGCAAAGATTGCTACAGCAAAGTCTGAAGTCAAAGCTGGAAACAAAGAAGCGAATGCCAAGAAGATCAAACTAGAAACTTACCTCTCTAATCTCCAATCGTATATTCGTACTGGAGTATGGGTTGACTTATTCTGGGGGGAACACATGGAGCATAAGATGGGATGGAAGTGTGTTGCTCCTGCATATGATCATAACCATCTAATGAAGATGAATCCTAATACAGCCTATGATTCTAAAAACTATATTGTGGATACTAAATAATAAAAAAATGTTGACTATATGTGCATGTTATAGGATGCTGATAAGTTGCACATTGAAATTGGAGAATAACCGTGATATTAGTAGACTTTAATCAGGTCTGCATTGCTAGCTTTATGAGTCAAGTTGGTAATCACACGAACGTCAAAATTGAGGAAGACTTAGTAAGACACATGGTGCTCAACACCATTCGAATGATTAGATCAAAGTTCTCAGAGAAATATGGTGAGCTTGTTATCTGTACTGATAGCAGGAACTACTGGCGACGAGAGATCTTTCCTTACTACAAAGCAAACCGAAAGAAAGATCGTGACAAGTCTGATGTGGACTGGCACAGCTTGTTTACGTTCCTCAATAAAGTTCGTGAAGAGATGAAAGAAAACTTCCCATACAAAGTATTAAATGTTAATGGGGCTGAGGCAGATGACATTATTGGTACTCTTGTTAAGAAGTACTGTGGGTCTGAAGAAAAGATCCTAATCGTGTCATCAGACAAAGACTTCTTACAACTTCAGAAGTTTGACAATGTAGATCAATACAGTCCAATTATGAAGAAGTTTGTAAGGACCGATGACCCTCACAGATACATATTTGAGCATATCTTAAAAGGTGACAGGGGTGATGGTATTCCTAACTTCCTCAGCCCAGATGATACTTTTGTAATGAGTAAGCGACAGAAGCCTCTATCTAAGAAAAGGATGGAGACTATCGAGGAGAATGGAATTGAATCACTTGGAACAGAAGGAACACGAGGATTCTACCGAAACAGACAACTTGTGGATCTGGATTATATTCCTGACGATATTACAGATAAAATTGTCAATGAGTATAATTCCAATGTACCTAATTCTAGGTCAAATCTTCTCAACTATTTTATAAAACATAAACTTAAAAACCTCATGGAAACAATAGGTGAATTCTAATGGTAGAAGGTGTATCAGAAACTCTAAAACGTATTAGTAAGCTAAAGACGAAAGCTGACAAAGTAAAAGAGTTGTCTAAGTATCAAAACGACTTTCCAATCAAGGCTATTCTTGATATGGTGTATAACCCAAATATTGAGTTTCTTCTCCCAGAAACTAATCCTCCATATAAGCCGTTGGAAAAGGAAAATGATGCTCAGAATGTTTTAAGACATGATGTCCGTAAAATGATTTACTTTATAAACACTGATGCTGGCAAAGGTCTTAGATCTTATAAAAGAGAACAAATCTTTATTGAGATGTTGGAAGCGGTGGATCCGGATGATGCTCAACTTCTTCTTCATGTTAAGAACAAGAAGCTGCCATACCAAGGAATCACTAAGGACATTGTAGCTAAGTCTTTTCCAGGAATTGATGGTAAATGGTGAAAGGGAGATTTCATTAAACTATGTCTAAAATACAGTCGGGCAATCAATATAATATTGAAAGTGATTGGGGTGCTGGGAATAAAAAGCATAGACAGAGCAAAATTAAAGCTATTGGAAAAAAATCTAGAAGTACAGGCCGTCAAAGACTTAAAAGCAAGGCCATGGACTTTTTAGAGGACAGTGAGTATGAAGAAAGCATTTATTATAGGTAATGGTCCAAGCCGAAAAGGTTTTGACCTTAAATTTTTAAAAGGAAAAGGTACAGTGTACGGGTGTAATGCATTGTACCGCAACTTTCCCAAGTTTGATCTTCCGGACTATCTCGTTGCTATCGATGAGAAAATAATCGAAGAAATTGAGAAAAGCAAGTTTCCCGAAGATAGATTTATTGTGCCACCTGAAGCTGAGCAGTGGGAAGATCCAGGTTTCAACCCATACAGAAGATACCGCTCTAATGCTGGTATGAATGCAATGTTAGAAGCTATTAAAGCTGGCCATACTAGTCTTTACTGTTTTGGATTTGACTTCATGATACGCAATCCAAAAGTTGCACTGGGCAACCTTTACGATGGAACGAATGCATATGGTCCAGAAACCAGGACTCGATATGAAGATAATATTAATAGAATTAAGTATATGACATTCCTTGCCAGAAAGTATCACAATATTGAATTTAAATTTGTTGTACCTAGATATGGTAATCGAGATGAATATCATATTCTAGAAGCTAAAAACGTCACTGGTATGTTTTATGATAAGTTTGTTGAAGTAATCAACTCAGAACAAAAAAAGGTAGCTAATGCCTAATTACGAATTTAAAGACAATGAGACGGATGAAGTGTTTGAAGCGTTGATGTCTATATCAGACAAAGAAGAGTTTCTCAAAGACAATCCTCACGTTACACAACTTCTTACTGGCATGAATATTGTAGCTGGGGTTGGTGGCATTCGTAACGACGAAGGATGGAATGAAAACCTTCAACGTATTGCAGAAGCACATCCAGCTAGTGCTCTAGCTCAGAGGTATGGTAAGAAGGATGCTAAAACTGTAAATACTCGCAATGCTGTAGAAAAGTGGAAGAAGGCCACAGGTCGTGATTAATCATGTTGATCCTCCAGCGATCAAAGAGCTGGAAACGGAAACAGTAGACGGAAAGCGCTATTATAAAACTCCTGATGGTA